ATCTGGTTTTCTAACATTAGACTCAAGATAATTAGTGTCTCCTGTGATATCATTAACATAAGTAAAGTGTCTGCTATACTGAAACGTTGCTGTAACTCTAGTTAGTTGTGAGTTACCATATGATAGAGGCACCGCATCAATTGACATAGGAAATGCTCTTTCCATATAATATGTCATCGATGGTCTCCTTGTTTCTTCAGTTTGCCCTTGTTCTACTTTTGTTACTAAAATAACACAACTATAATCATCAGGATACGAAATAGTGATTGGTCTATTTTGAGAACTATTTGCTGGAACAAATGAAGTTTTGTTTTTCATCTCCTCTAAATTTTCACCACGAGATCCACTTACTCCCGCTCCTTGTCCAATGACAGTATTATGCCATGCAGTCAAAAACTTTAGCGGTGTCATATTAGCATCACACATCCATCCAAGTTGAAATTCCGTATATACTGGAGTATGTGCGTATGCTACTGTTCCCATGCCAGTATAACGACCAGTCAATTGACCCGTCATCGTTCCTACGTTAGGTAGTTGTGCTTCATCACAAAAATATTTGAGGATGTAGTCGTTTGAGGCACCAGTCCCCACTACCCCAAGATTACTAATATATTGAGCAATTGCACCACTTACTTTACTAGTAAAAACAAATTGCACATCATATTGATTGGAGACGGACATTCCGCCTCTGTTTGACATCTCGTTAATGAAGCTGTTGATTGACACGCTAAATATATACGTTGGTCCTCCTATATTTATGGCGTACTCTGGATTTTACAAACCTGTAAATCCTGGTAAGTATCGTGGCAATCCAACTCGCATCATTTATAGATCACTTTGGGAACGAAAGTTCATGGTGTTCTGTGATAATAATCCCTCGATAATAGAGTGGGGGAGCGAAGAGGTTATTATACCTTACCGTGCTCCCGATGGTAGAGTGAGACGATACTTCCCAGACTTTTACATCAAAGTAAAAGAAAAAACTGGTAAGTTAACCAAATATATTATCGAGATTAAACCCAAGAAACAAACAAAGCCCCCGAATGAGAAAAACAAAAAAACTGCTGCCTATCGTAATGCTGCACTGACTTACGCAAAGAACCAAACTAAGTGGTCTGCTGCGCGAGAGTATTGTGAAGACAGGCAGATGAACTTCTTAATACTTACCGAAGATCACTTAGGAGTATAGAACAATGGCAACAGGTTTCGCGTCCGTCCAACGCAACACAGTAAATAAGGACCCAGGGTATAAAACACTCTTTGAAAGAGTAACAGAGAAAACAGGAGGAGAGAAGAAGTCTCTTTCTTGGTATAGATCAGCAGTAAAGCAGGAAGCAAGTGCTTACAAACTGAATACCAAAAAGTACATTCTAGATGAGAAGAGAGATCGTACTGGCGGAGCAAAAGAACAAGATAAAAATGAACTTCGCAAGTTTACTGTAGAGGGACACCTCTACATGTTTGAATACAAGGCAAAGATGAAGTGGTTGCCTTATTATGATAGATTCCCTCTTGTATATGTTATCAAGTCAACCAAGACTGAATTTTGGGGCGCAAACTTGCATTACATGACACCCAAAAGAAGAATCATTGCTGTGAAGAAATTACTTCAAGGCAGAATTGATCTACCTAAGGTATGTTTCCATAAATATCTAGATAATCATGTTGAAAACTATTACTTAGATCTCGCGTCAAGGGAATGGGATACTGCTATCCTTCTCCCCACTGAAAATTTTGTAAAAGATCTAAATGGTATGATCTTCCCCGTCGATAAAAAAATGGTGTGGGAAGAGACTGAAGATAAAATCTACGATAAAATTACTGCGAGAAGAAACGTACAAGGATATGGAACTAACCAGTCAAGAGAGATGAGTAAGTAATGGCAGAAACACAATTTAACTCATTCGATTACTATAAAGGTAGTGATAACAAATATTATTACTATTTCACTAACAGTAGTGAGTGGAAAGGACCTTATGACAATCCAGCATCTTCTGGAAAAGAAGTCACCCCTCCAGCAAATGCGCCACAATCCCCAGTAGCAGTACAAAAAGCAGCAGAAGCACTAAAACCTCTGTCAATTGATGTAAAAGATGCAGCAGAAAATGCTAGTAGTGCAGCGAGTGGTTCTAGTTTAAGGTATCCATTAGATATTGGAGCAACAGCAGCAGATCATTTTGCTGTATTTGATTTTTATGATTACTCACCACCATTTTCAAGTGAAGCGGTTAGCTTATCTGGCACTGAACTTACAACATTAAAAGCGTATAATTCATCTGCAGAAAATCTAAAAGCAGCTGCATATCCACAGATTGTTTTGTACATGCCAGAAGGAGTTGCTGCTTCTTACAGAACTAACTGGGATGGAAAAGCATTTGGTAATGTTGTTGCTGCTGGATTGAAAGCATCTTCTGGCATTATGAATGGGGATTACAAAACAGCTATTGATTCTTTAAAGAAAATAGCTACAGGTGAAATGGCAACTGCTGCATCAAAACTATCAGCGGAAGTAACATCTGCTATTGCTAAAAGAATCACTGGTGATTCTATCGACACACAAACAATATTTTCCGCAAGTGGTGGAGCAATTCTAAATCCAAACGTTGAACTGATCTTTGGTGGTCACGATTTAAGAACCCTCCAATTAACATTTAAGATGGTTCCTTATAATAAACCAGAAGCAGAAACAGTTGATGCAATTGTAAAAACATTCAAGAAAGTAATGCTGCCTAAGTTTACTGGCGGAACAAACATGTCCAACTTTTGGAAAGAAGCAAACAAATCAGGAAATGGATTCATTGGTCTTCCAAACCTCTGTAAAATTACTTTCTTCAAAGGTGGTGCTAAAAATGAAGCGATCACACAGTTTAAAACATGTGCGATCACAGATTTTGATGTGAACTATACACCAGATGGTGTTGCTGCTTTCGGTCCTGATGGATACCCAGTAGCAACTCAAATCTCATTGAGCTTCATGGAAACCAAACTTGTATATGCAGAGGACGTTAACAGCGGTTACTAAAAATGTATTTTTCTATTCTACCAGACATACAGTACGACGAGAAACCATTATCATATCCATTCTCTGAATCCGAATACGTCGTTGCTAAAAACTTGTTCAAGAAATATCAGATCAATGCTGATGTATTCTCTTATGCTGTCTTCTTTAAGAAATATACTATCAAAGAGGGACAAACTCCAGACTCACTGGCAAATGAAGCATACGGTGATCCCTTTTACGATTGGGTAATCCTAATCACAAATAACATTGTTAACAGACACTTTGATTGGCCACTGAGCAACAATGATCTGGTAAAGTATGCAGAGAGTCAGTATGATGATCCATTTGGAACCATCAGTCACTATGAAACATACGAAATCAAAGCAGGGTTCAAAGTTCCAAATGAATTTGGTGTAAATGTAGATGCTGTTGCACTAGAAAGTGGATTGCATGTTGATGAAACTTTCTACAATACACCATTCACTTATTACAATGGCAACGGTTACACAACTGTACCAGGAAACACTGTTTGTAGACCAGTGACAGTGTTGGAAGAGTTGACAAATAAAAATGAAAAGCGTAGAGAAATCTACTTGTTAAAACCATCCTACTTCAGACAGTTCGTTGATGACTTTAAGAAGTCATCCATCTATAAGAAAGGTGGCGATACTTATATCAGTAAGAAACTTAAGAGAACAAAGTAGCGCGACTTTTTAGACAAAAAAATTGGGGAAAAATTTTTTCCCCAATTATAGAATCAAGTATTCAATTTTACTTTAGCGTTTCGACAGCAGCAAGTGCTTTCTGACGCAACCCCTCGGGAAGAGGGACATAACCAAGAGCGTCTGCCTTCTGCTGTTGAGTAGGAGTCAGCATGTAGCGGAGCATGTCCTTGACACTTTCGTTCTTCTCATACTCAGGGTACGCAAGGATCCAGGTGAGAGAAACGATTGGGTATGCGTTAGCACCAGCAGGGTTAGCGTCAGCACCACGCAGTTGATCGTCAAGGACAATCTCACCAAGACCAGCGGAAGCAGTCTCAGCAGATGCCTTCACGAAGTTACCTGCTTTGTTCTGGATGGCAACCTGTTGGAGACCACCACGAACATAACCATAATTTACATAACCAATAGAACCTGGGAGGTTAGTGATAGCAGCAGCAACACCAGAGTTGCCTTTGCCACCAATACCAACAGGCCACTTTACAGATTTACCAGTGCCAACCTTTGCCTTCCACTCAGGAGAGAATGCAGACAGTGAGTTGGTGAATCCTTTGGTAGTACCAGAACCATCAGAACGCCATACAGTTTTGATATTACTGTCAGCACAACCAAAGTGAGACCAGTTGGTGATCTTGCCGAGGAATACATCAGCAAGTTCAGTCTGTGTCATCTTAACTTCACAACCAGGGTTGTTATAAGTAGGGACGATCGCACCGCCCGTCATAGGGACATGAACCATCCCTTCAGCAGGTTGTTTTTCATCAGATACAGCACCATCAGAGGCACCGAAATCAACAGTCTTTGCTTTGAACTGACGGACACCAGCACCACTACCAACTGCTTGATAGTTTACTTGGTTGCCAGTGTCATCAGACAGAGACTTAAGGACACTGTTGTAGTACATGGCAGGGAATGTAGCACCCGCACCATTCAATTTGTATGGTTTGTTTGCTTGCTCAGTGGAACCACATGCTACCACCAGGGGTGCTGCCACTACGGCAGCAGCGATTGCTTTGAGTTTCATTTCCCTTTACCTCAGAACTTGTACTTGG